TGATCTTTATTTGCGTTTAAAGGGTTCAAGAGTTAAATTTCACTACACTCAGCCGGTTAAACAGGTCAGCCGGCCTCATTCAGGCAAAAGGCACAGGTAAACGAGGCATGGAACGCAAACAGGGCGAGCATGGATTGACGGCTAAACAAGAGCATTTTGCGCGGCTAGTCTCAGCCGGTGAAACCCTCAGCGATGCGTATCGGGCCAGCTACAACGCAGAGAACATGACGAATGAGGCCATCCACTCGAATGCGTACAAGTTGAGTAAGCATACTCAGGTAAAACTGAGGATTGATGCGCTAGTGGTGCAGCGGATGCAGGAAATAGAACGAAAGGGAGTGAGTGATAGGGATGAGGTGGCGCGGCTCGCCAAAGAATTTGCGCGGGATGACGGCAAGCCTGACGCAGTAAGGCTCCGTGCGCTGGAACTCTGGGGTCGTACTTGCGGCGCATTCATTGAAGTCATTGAGTACAAACGCGACAGGCCAGCGGCAGTCGTAGCTGCGGATATCGAGCGCCGCATGGCTGCACTGCTGGAAGGTTTAAACGCTAGTGGTCAAGGTGAGGGGGATTCTCCGCCCAGTTCCACGGTTCAGTGAGGGTCGGGGGGGCGGTTAAACGTCAAAGAAATGAGCGCGATCGCGCATGCCCCACCCCCCCTTTTGCACGTTGGCGTAGGCGACATCCTATACATGCGATTTCACTCAAATGATGACCCCTATCTGAAACATGTGTTGTTATTTTACAACTACTGGGGTAGGGGGTTAATAGTAGGTAAGGTTCCGATGGGGTTTAGCTTTCTGGGAAATGTTTAAAAGTAAGGGTTAGAAAGTATTTCTAAAAAAAATTTCTAAAAAATTTTCAAAAAATTATTGACAATTCCTTATAAGTATGATAAAATCGGAACATTCCAAAGGATGAAACAGATAAGGTATTTTATACCCCGCTTCACCCCCCATTTGAGGAGGGGGGTTCGCGGAAGAGGTGTGAAAGAAGGGGTAATATAGGGTAATTGCGGTAAAGTATGATTGAAAGGGGGCTATTGTCCCTGAAATTTGAAGGTACTTTGAGTGCAATTAACCGCAGAAAACCTCCCTAAAATCATGGAGTTAGTGAAATCTCTATCTCCAGACCAGCAAAAAGAATGGTATTCCCTCCTAGAAGAATGGGAAAACGCAAAAAGTAAGGAAATTTCTCAAGAAAGGTTTATTCCTTTCGTGGAGAGGGTGTGGCCTAGCTTCATTTCTGGGCGGCATCACAAGATTATGGGGGAAAAGTTCGAGCAGATCGCTTCAGGTAAGCTGAAGAGATTGATTATCTGCATGCCTCCCCGTCACACCAAGAGCGAATTTGGTTCCTATCTTTTTCCGGCGTGGTTTTTGGGGAAATACCCCAACAAGAAAGTCATTCAGACTTCCCACACAGCAGAACTCGCAGTGGGGTTTGGTCGGAAAGTTCGTAATCTTGTGGATTCCGAGGATTACAAGAATATCTTTCCAGAGGTTGGACTCCGAGCGGACTCCAAAGCCGCCGGTCGCTGGAGTACGTCCAAGGGTGGGGAGTATTTCGCGATTGGTATCGGCGGTGCGGTGACCGGTAAGGGTGCCGATTTACTGATTATCGATGATCCCCACGATGAACAAGAGGGTCAGTCCGCCGATCCGACCGTCTTCGACCATGCGTATGAATGGTATACCTCCGGTCCTCGCCAGCGTCTCCAACCGGGCGGGGCCATCGTGATCATTTGTACCCGTTGGTCGAAAAGGGATCTCGTCGGTCAGGTCTTAAAGGCTTCCGCTTTGCGTGATGGGGTCGATGAATGGGAAGTCATTGAGTTCCCAGCGATCATGCCTTCGGGAACCCCGCTTTGGCCTGAGTTCTGGCCCTTAAAAGAACTCGAAGCGATCCGAAACGAAATCCCCATCCACAAATGGCAAGCCCAGTACCAGCAAGATCCCACCTCCGAAGAGGGAGCGTTAATCAAACGGGAATGGTGGAAGGTGTGGGAAGAACGAAATCCCCCTCAATGTGAGTATCTCATTCAGTCATGGGATACCGCTTTCTTGAAAAAGGAACGGGCCGACTACTCCGCCTGTACCACTTGGGGAGTGTTCTACCATCCAGATGAAAATGGATCATTGCAACCGAATCTGATTCTGATGGATGCATTGAAAGAGAAGATGGAGTTCCCCACCCTCAAGAAACGGGCCTATGAGCTATACCAGTACTGGAACCCTGAGACTTTGATTGTGGAAGCCAAAGCAGCAGGAACTCCCTTGATATTTGAATTAAGGGCGATGGGAATTCCGGTCGCGGAATATACTCCGTCGAGAGGAAACGATAAGATTGCCCGTGTGAATGCGGTGGCAGATCTCTTTGCCAGTGGAAAAATCTGGAGACCTCAAACTAGATTTGCGGAAGAAGTGGTAGAAGAATTTGCATCCTTTCCCGCTGGAGAGCATGATGACTATGTTGACTCAGGCACTCAAGCGTTGTTGAGATATCGACGGGGCGGCTTTGTGTCTTTGCCGTCCGATGCTCAAGATGAACCGATGTACAGACGTAAAGTGGAGTATTACTGATGAAAGGTCGTACGAACGCATCTGAAAAGAAAGAAGCGCCGAAAAAGAAAGCGGTGATGGTTGCTGGCGCAAAGCGAGACATTGGAATGTATGGCGGTGGCATGACCATGGGAACCAAAGGGGTGGCCCGTGGGATGGGTGCTGCCGTGAAGGGCGGTAAGTTTACCGACCTCTAAAGGAGATTTATTGTGGCGGTTGATCGCGCTTTAATGCCTTTGATGGTTCAAGGGCAGGGAATGGAAATTGATGTCCTCCCTCCCGAGGATGATTCCGTCACAGTAGAACTCCCTGATGGGGGTGTTGAGATCCAGTTAGGGGCCGAGCAAATGCAAGCGGCCCATGATGACAATCTTGCGCTTTACATCGAAGACGATGTGCTTTCTACCATTGCTAGCGAGTTAGTGGGCTTATTTGAAGCTGACAAGGATTCTCGCAAGGAATGGGAACAGACCTACATGAAAGGTCTGGATCTTCTAGGATTGAAGATCGAAAACCGGACACAGCCGTGGGATGGAGCCTGCGGTGTGTTCCACCCAATGCTTTCTGAAGCGGTCGTTCGGTTCCAAGCGCAATCCATTCAAGAGATTTTCCCGCCCCGTGGTCCGGTCATGACCAAGATTTTGGGGGAACAAACCCCAGATCGATTGGCTCAAGCGACCCGAGTTCAGGATTATCTGAATTATCTTTTGACCGAGAACATGAGCGAGTATCGATCCGAAACGGAGAAGATGCTGTTCTCATTGGCGATTGCAGGATCGGCTTTCAGGAAGGTGTACTACGATCCCAATCTAGGCCGGTTTGTGTCTTTGTTCGTACCGGCTGAAGATTTTGTGGTCTCTTACGGAACCCCAGATCTTTACACCTGTGAGCGTTCCACTCACATGATGAAGAAAACCCCCAACGAAGTTCGCAAACTTCAAGTGTCGGGTTTTTATTCAGATGTCGAGTTACCGCCTCCGACCCCAGACATTGGGGAAATTCAGAAGAAATATGATCGATTGACGGGTGATGCGGCGATTGATTTAGATGGTCGCCACACGCTCCTTGAGATGTTGGTCGATTACGATCTACCGGGCTTTGAAGATACCCTGAACGGGGAACCCACCGGAGTGGCTCTTCCCTATGTGATCACTATCGACAAAGGGTCACGCACCATTTTGTCGATTCGACGGAACTGGTATGAAGGCGATCCGCTCAAAAAGCGCCGCCAGCATTTTGTGCATTATGTCTATTTACCCGGTCTAGGATTCTACGGGTTCGGACTGGTCCACATGGTAGGAGGATTGGCAAAGTCCGCGACATCCATTCTCCGACAACTGGTGGATGCGGGAACCTTGTCGAACCTTCCGGGCGGTTTGAAAACTCGCGGACTCCGGATCAAAGGCGACGATACACCCATCATGCCGGGTGAGTTCCGCGACGTAGACATTCCGTCCGGAACCTTACGCGAAAACATTACCTTCCTACCCTATAAAGAACCTTCCAGTGTTCTCTACAGTTTGCTGGGGAACATCGTGGAAGAGGGCCGCCGATTCGCTTCACAAGCGGATATGAAGGTGGCGGACATGAATAACGAAGCGCCTGTGGGTACCACGCTCGCGCTTCTCGAAAGATCGATGAAAGTGCAAAGTGCTGTGCAAGCGCGTTTACACGCATCGATGAAAAAGGAACTGAAGATTCTGGCAGGACTCGTTAAAGACTATGGTCCGCTGGAATATCCTTATGAAATCAAAGGGAAAGATCTCACCGCTCAGGACTTTGATGATCGCATTGACATTGTGCCGGTCTCTGATCCGAATGCGGGAACCATGGCTCAACGGATCATGAAGTACCAAGCGGCTTTGCAGTTAGCGGCCACCGCTCCGACTATGTACGACATGCCGCTCCTGCATCGTCAAATGCTAGAGACCTTGGGTATCCAAGATGCCCCAGAGATCGTGAAGACACAGGAAGAAATCCTGCCGACCGATCCGGTTACCGAAAACATGAATGTGTTGAACAACCGTCCGGTCAAGGCGTTTATCTACCAAGACCACGAAGCACACATTCAAACCCACTTGTCGTTTATTCAAGATCCCAAGATCCAAGAACTTGCGGGTCAATCTCCAAACGCTCAAGCAATGCAAGGCGCAATTGCCGCGCATATGGCAGAGCATTTGGCGTTTAAATACCGCGACGAAATCGAAAAGCAATTGGGAGTCAAGCTCCCTCCTCCGGGGGAACCCCTGCCCGAAGACATCGAATACCGTTTGTCTCAGTTGGTGGCTCCGGCTGCTGCCCAGTTGCTACAGAAAGATCAAGCCGAAGCGCAAATGCAAAAGCAAATGGAAGAGGCTCAAGATCCCGTGCTACAGATCGAAATGCAGAAGCTCCAGCTTCGCGCACAGGAAATCCAGCAGAAAGCCGAGTCCGATATGGCAAAGGTCCAAGCGGATATGCAGAAAGCGCAAATGCGGATGCAGTCCGAGCAAGATCGTCTCAAAGCGCAAGAGCGTATCGAAGGCGCTCGTTTGGGCGTACAGATCGCTTCGACCAATACCCAGTCGGAACTCCAAAGCAAAGAGATCGCTTCACGCGATCAAATCGAAGGAGCCAAGCTGGGCGTTCAAATTGCCAAGGACATGTTGAATGCAAAGCCACCAAAATCTCAGTGATTTCCTAAAGAAGTCTCTTCGAGATCAGATGAATGAAATGGCAGATCATATTGCCGGAGGCGGTTGTACGGATTTTGCCGATTACAAAAGATGCTGCGGAGTCATACATGGTTTAGCGTTAGCAGAGCGCGAACTACTTGACTTAACAAAGCAAATTGAAGACGATTAAACATCTCCGCATATTGCGGTGCGCGTGACTCCGGACACGTTTAAATTCCGGTGCGAGGAAATATGTCTGAAAAAACAGCGAGTCAGTTACCTAAACCCACGGGTTATAAACTGCTTATTGCCCTACCAGACCCTGAAGAGAAGACAGAGGGTGGCATCATCAAGGCTTCTCAAACTCTACAAGCCGAAGAGATTGGAAGCATCGTCGGGTTCGTCTTAGAGATGGGACCAGACGCATATCAGTCATCCGACAGATTCCCAACAGGACCGTACTGTAAGAAAGGAGATTGGATCATGATGAGATCCTACTCCGGTACGCGCTTTAAGGTTCATGGCAAAGAGTTTCGTTTAATCAACGATGACAGCGTAGAGGCTGTAGTCGAAGATCCGAGAGCGGTGGTAAAAGCATGAGCGAAGTACAGACAAGTCGAGAAGATAAATTTTTCGGAGTCTCTTATCAGGTGGAAACACCCGATGAGGAACCGGAAACCAAAGAAGCCTCGAACGAGGTGGAACTGGAAATTATCGACGATACTCCGAAGAAGCCCCAAAAGGCGGAATCGGTGCAAGATGACGATGAAGAACTTTCTAGCTATGGCAAAAAAGTTCGAGATCGTATTAACAAGCTGAAGTATGAGCAACATGAAGAACGCCGTCAGCGTGAAGCTGCCGAGCGGATGCGCGAAGAAGCGGTTCAGTTTGCTCAACAGCTTGCCCAAAAGAACCAACAGTACGAAAGTCTGATCCAGCGTGGAGAAGGCGCACTCGTACAGCAAATCAAATCCAAGGCGCAGATTGCCCTTGAGCAAGCCAAATATCGCTACAAAGAAGCGTATGAACAGGGTGATTCTGACAAGATCATCGCTGCACAAGAGAGTCTGTTGAATGCACAGACGGAGTTTCGGGAGGCCGAGCGTTACGAGCGTAACCTTCAGTCTCGACCAAAACCCCAGCCGCAAGAACAAGTTGTTCAGCAGCCGCAATCTTATCAGCCGGTGCCTTTGCCGCAGCCGTCTGCAAAAACGATGGCATGGACCCAAGAGAATCCATGGTTCGGTGCGAACCGAGAAATGACCGCTCTAGCCTATGCCACGCATGAAAGTCTGATCCGTGATCAAGGTATTAAGCCTGACACAGATGAGTACTATGAAAAGATTAACGCAACCATGCGGTTGCGCTTTCCGGACTACTTTGAAGAGGAAGCTCCGGCAACCCAAACAAAGCGTCCTTCTACGGTGGTCGCTCCCTCCAACCGGAGTAATGGAGCTAAACCCCGCAAAATCCAGCTAACTGCGACACAAGTCTCCCTCGCTAAGAGACTGGGATTAACCCCGGAGCAGTATGCCAAACAACTCATTAAGGAGAGTTCAAATGGCTAATGAGCGCAGTGTTCGTATTGAACGGCAAGCCGAGTCGCGACCGAGCGATACTTGGTTGCCGCAATCCTCACTTCCGGTCCCTGAGCCGAAAGATGGTTGGGTGTTTCGCTGGATTCGTACTTCTTCGTTGGGCCGTTCGGATAACACGAACGTCTCTCGCCAGTTCCGTGAGGGCTGGGAACCTGTCAAGGCAGAAGATCATCCTGAACTGATGGTCATGTCTGACATCAATTCTCAGTTCAAAGGGAACGTGGAAGTGGGTGGTTTGCTGTTATGCAAAGCCCCGCTTGAGAAGATGAAAGCCAGAGAGAAATACTTTCAAAACATTTCGGATAAGCAGATCGAAGGTGTGGACCGCAGTTTCTTGCGGGAAAACGATCCGCGAATGCCGCTTCTGAATCCAGAGCGGTCTACGCGCACCACTTTCGGAAGAGGTTAAACCCTTATCTATCAATTATTTAGAGGTATTTTCAAATGGCTTCAGGAACTGATGTGACGGCCCCTTATGGGCTGAAGCCGATCAACCTGATCGGCGGTCAGGTATAT